CTTACTCGTCTGTGCTCCTTGTTTCTGACGGCGTCAGTAACTGGGATGTAGTCTCGATCAAGGCCTGATTCTGCGGAGCTTACTGATCATGGCATCTATCACATGGGCAATGGTTGTGAATCATGCACCACAACTCTCGACTGTGGATACCGATGCCCAGGTTGATATCCTTGCCTATGTCAATTCTCAGTTGAATGTTCGAGTCTTCGGAGGGGAAGAATCGGCTCAATTGAAATTGGCTCGGATCTACCTCGCAGCACATTTCGGAACCGGTCTCGCAAATGGATCTGGAGGGGAAGCAGGTCCTGTCGTTTCCGAAAGTGCAGGTGGACTTAGTAGATCGTACGGCTCCCTGTTTTCTTTGGATAACTCTTTGCTCGCTTCGACTGCGTATGGTCAAGCGTATCTGCAAATTGTCCGAAGTCAGGCTGATGCTCGTATTCCTGGTATTTGCCCTTCTAGTGGATTCGGCGGATGGCCATGGTGATGAATGGCGAAGCCGAAAAAGAATGATCTGCGTGAATGGGATAAAGTTAGAAAACGAGTTCAAAAACTCGGCAATGTTGATATTCAAATTGGAATCATTGGAAGTAAGGGCGGCGATCAAGACCGAGGGGGTATAACGCTTGTTGAAATTGCAGCGATCCACGAGTTCGGGGCGCCGAATGCAGGGATTCCAGAACGATCTTTTATAAGAAGAACATTTGAACTTAAGAAAGATGTTCTTGAAAAATTCATGAGTCAGCTCGTAGCAAAAGCGCTTGAAGGAAAACTGACTCCAGAAAAAGTTGCCGAAGCTCTAGGAATGTGGGGAGCGGTAGAAGTCAAGAAAACTATTAATGATCAGCAAGTAACCCCACGACTTTCAGAATCTGCAGCTGGTCAAAAAACGATTGCTAGAAAAGGTTCTTCAGTTACGCTTGTTGATGATGGTGTGCTTGTAAATTCGATTAACTATGAAGTAAAGAAAAAGAGATGAGTCTCCAAGGCGTTATAGCAAAGTTCAAGACTGGCGACTATACTGTTCGTCGTCGGGCTGCCGGAACTATTTCTAATGGCGTTCATAGCCCGGGAGCTCAGACTACATTTTCAATCGAAGCTTCAATTCAACCCGCAACTGGGAAGGATCTCCAATCTCTTCCAGAATCAGAGCACAGCAGCGATATCAAACTTTGCCTCACCATCACAAAACTAAGAACTCGTGATGCAGATGGTGAAGGTGATATCGTTCAGTATAAAGGTCTTGATTACGAATGCATTAAGTCTGAGCATTGGGAAACTTGGGGCACCGAACACTATAGAACGCTAATCGGTAAGATCAATATCCCGTGATCCAGAATTCTACCATACAGACTGCTGTCAGTCAATGGGTTGCCGCAGCAACTGGATTTGGGAACGGACAGATTCTCTGGGCAGGGCAAAATGCGCCACGACCCAGTGGAGCCTGGGTTTCTCTTAATTTTATCACATATCGTCCTGTTGGCAGAGACTGGATTCAAATTCTCGACAACGAAGATCCAGAAGCCGAAGTAGGACAAGAGATAATTCATCGCGTGCTCGGTGTACGCGAAGCGGTTCTTTCAATTCAAGTTTTTGCAGGACCCAGTGGGACAGCAGTTGGTGATACTGCACCTATGGCTATCCTAGAAAATATCGTTTCCGTCAGTTATCTGCCAACAAGATTGGAGGCACTGAATGCTGCGGGAATTGGTATCATGGGTTTTGAGCCGATTCAAAATATCGGTGCGCTGCTCAATCCGGCTACGTTTGAACCACGAGCAGCGGTGACATGCAGAATGCAGTTCGCAAGTAAGGCTGAGGAGTTCGGCACTTTTATCGAATTCGTCGAGCTTGAAAACGAAACCACTGAGCAGTCTACTTACATACCGGAAGACCCTAATCCTTAGCTTTAGGAGCCGGAGGCACCTGTGTCCGACAATCTTGCAGATTTCGTTACAATCAATATCACCCAGGATACCCTGGGCGTGCGCCGCGCTGGATTCGGTGTGCTCATGGTGGCTTCAGCAAATGCCTCCTTTCCTGAGCGTGCTCGAGTCTATGAAGGCTTGACCGATGTCCTTGCTGACTTCCCGGTCACCACGTCACCTGAGTATCGCTGTGCCCAGCGGTATTTCAGTCAGAATCCTCGCCCTCGTCAGTTGATCATTGGGCGTTGCGATAATAAGCCGACTCAAAAATATGAGTTGCAGACTGTGCAGCTCATTGATCTTCATGAATATCTTATTCGTGTCAAAGGTGAAGGTGTTACTGATACGGATGTTTCGTACAGTACCGCTTTTGAATTTGAAGATCTTGAAGTCAGTAACGTCGATACGACTGATAATGAACTTGATTTTGCTGGTCCTCACGGTCTAGCTACTGGCGATGGTCCCATTCGTTTGACCACTGATGGCGCTGCGCCTGGTGGTCTGGCGGTTGCTACGGATTATTGGGTTATTCGCGCGAGCGCTAACGCAATTTCTCTTGCTGAAAGCCGCGCGCTTGCTCTCGCACTTACTGAAATTGACATCAGCTCTGCCGGTACGGGTATTCACACAATTGTTCCTACGGCAACAACTTCGCACAATCCAACGAATGATCTTATCGTTGCAGGTCTGCGCGATGAATTGAATCTTGTCGTTGGAAAGAATTTCACTGCATCTGTTACAGCTGGTGGCGGTGATACTGATACACTGGTCGTAACTGGTGATGCTGCCGGTGAATGGTTCTCTCTGGAAGTTCTCAAGGTTGCTGATCTTGAAATTTCTCAGACGCACACTGATCCAGGTATCGCTGCTGATATTGCTGCGATTCAGATTGAGAACGATGACTGGTATGGCCTGGTCACACTCTACAATTCAAATGCCGTAGTTATTGCAGCTGCTGAGTACATTGAAACTCAGAAGAAAATCTATATCGCTGATGTTAACGAAACTGATGCGATTACGACGGCGACGGGAAACAGCGATACGCTTGATGATTTGAAAACTGCGGCGTATGAGCGGACTGCTGGTGTTTATCATCCAGCTCCGGCAGATTTCATGCCAGCGGCGTGGTTCGGCAAGGTCTTCCCGATCTTGCCCGGTGGAGAAACCTGGGCTGGTAAGACGCTCACAGGCGTCACGCCGACTTCTCTAACTGGAACGCATAAGACGAATCTTAAGAATCGTCGTGCGAACTTTTATTATACTGTGGCCGGAGTTAATGTTACCTTCCAGGGGACTGTTCCTAATTCGACTACAGGATATATCGACGCGCGCCGATTCTTTGATTGGCAAGAAGATGATATGAGCAAGGCGATCTTTGAAGCGATCGCTGCAAACAACAAGATCCCATATACGGATCCTGGTGTTGCGATCATCGAAAGCCGTATGCGAGGAAGTCTCTTGAAGGGTGTTTCACAGGGCGGTATTGCCGAGGATCCAGAGTTCCAGATCGAAGTTCCGCTCGTCGCGGATATCGATTCTGCGGACAAGGCTCTGCGACTCCTTCCTGATATGAAATTTTCATTCACCTACGCGAGCGCAGTCCACAAGGTTGCGGTCAACGGAGTTGTTTCGCTCTAAGGAGATAATGAGATGCCTCCTATTTTTAAGACATTCGATCCAAATCATTATCTCCTCACCTTCAAGAACATTCCATGCTTGGCTCCATTCAACGGAACTTTCATTACCGTTGCAATGAACGCTGATGCATATGAGGCTGTTCCCGGTGCCGGCGGTGATGTTGTCCGTGTTCGCAGCCGAAATTCAACTGGTCTTGTGACTTGGACTGCAATGGCTGAGTCGCCGACCAATGATCAACTGTCTGTCATTCAGCGTCAGGATAGATTGCTGAACAACGGATATGGTCCTCTACTCCTTAAGCACACGAACGGCTTGACTGTGGTCCAAGCAGAAAATGCCTGGATTAAGAAGATGCCTCAACTTGATGTTGGGGATACGGCCGTTGGTCGTGAATGGGTCTTTGAATGCGCCATCCTCGATATGTACGTCGGTGGCGCAGTTGTTTAAATAGGTGATCAATGTCTCGTCAGGTTAAGTCACGGAATTTCAATAATGGTGAAGTCACTTTCGAATTGACGATCACCCAATTTGGTGCGATGGAAGGTTTCCCACTTGCTTTGCGAGTTGGAAAATTCTTTGCACCAATTATGTCTCAGCTTGTCGGCATTAAGCCTGACGAAGACATTGATAAATTGATCCCAATCGCCCAGGAGCTTTTCCAGACTATTTCCATCGAAGAGACGATGGCGATGGCTCGAGATCTCCTGGGCTGTGCGCACGCGAACATGAACGGGAAGCTGATCAATTTTGTTGGTCAGAACTATCGCGATGTTAATGAAAAACTGAATGCTGTGTTCGGTTCTTCGATCCTCTGCCTTATTCAAGCCTGCTTGTTCTCGGTGGAGGTGAACTTCTCTGATTTTTTCGGCTTGTTGCGGGGACTAAACCCCGCATCGTCGAAGGCGAACCAATTGTCCTCGACGAAAACATCCGGAAAGAATGGGGAGTCTGGCGACTC